TGTATATTTTTCGCCATTAGTTTCAAATAATATAATCCAACTTGAGTCAAGTTGGTTATTAGTAACATCACCTGTTTTACCATTACTAAACACATCAACTGTGTTCAAGTTTTCATTTATAATAATACGCCAATTTCTAGTTACTTGATCATATCGTAGGGCAAATGTTTTGTATGCAAATACTTGATCAATAATCTGTCCTCTTACATCTGCTGTGATGTCTTTTACAAGTTTTGGTTTTACTTCTTCTAACACACTATTTGCCGGAAGTATTTCATTAAACACAATAGGTCCTTGTCCTGTATCAGTTGCTATACTTGTTCCAGCGCCATTTACACTTATTACTTTTACCCATTTATAAGTGCTTGCACCTTTTGCTGATGCATCACTTGTAAGTTCGCCATCACCTATAAAGTAAAGTCCTGCTGGTGGTTTAAATTTAAGCAATGCTCCTGCTTCAACATATTTTAATGAACCGCCTGTAAATGTGCCAACTTGGAATGGTACTTCGTTTACATTATTAAGTAAACCAGTAGAACCATTTGTAGTTTTTGTAGTCTGTACCCAAGTAGCGTTTAGGTCACTAACAATAATTTTAGCATAGTTTGCAAAATAAAAATTACTTACTGCTCTATTTTTTATAATTGGTAAAATAGTATTTTCTATGGTTCCTTCAATATCAGTTTGGGTACTAAATGTAAAAGACGTTTTGCTTTCATAAGGTTCTCTATAAAGTACACCATCGCTTCCGAATAAATTTGTGCTTGAATATTTTCCGGTTGCATCTTTAAGATCAAAGTATCTACTAATACCGCTTGTAGTTCTGTTTGTTGATTTTACTTTAATTATTTCTTGGTTAGTAGTAAGAGGAACAATATTATAATCCTCTCCTGTGATCATTCTATTTTGTGTGTAATAAGTTTGCGGAGCATTTGTTCTAATATTAGAAGTTGTTTCACTTGTAGTTGCATTGTTTACAGGTGTTTTTAATTCAAGGCCAAGTGTTAATGTTTCTGTTGCACCTGTTTTTGAAGTGTAAGGAAAACTTATTGTAATATTAGTTAAGTCTGCAGGCTGAATAGATAAAGCTCTGTTAGCACTTGTTCTATAATAAAGTCTAAATCCACCTGCTGGTAAATTACCAAAAGTACCGTCAGCAAAAACTAAACTTATTTCATCATTTGCTCTTGTTTGTACAACATAAAAATCTTTAATTTTTTTATTAAGGCTATTGTAGATTGCATTGTTGCCTTCTGTCGAAGAAACTTTAGTCCAAATTTTATCAGCAACACCGTTTTCGTCTAATCCGTAAAGCCATACATCTGTTTCATTAATATTATCTGCTTCAATTGATATTCTTTGATTTGCAGTAGGACTATTAACATTGAAAGTATCAGACTTTAGACTACCTTGCCTAAAGTGTAAAAAATATCCTGAGTTTGAACTTCCTGAACCTCTGCCATCTTCTCTGTATAAAAATGCTAAACTATTTCCTGGTACAGGATTTTCTTCAATCAATACGTTGTCATCTGTATCAATACCAGTCGAAACAATTTCAAATGTTGTTGGCACACCATTTACACCTTTTGTAAATGAAAACACAGGCACGTCAGTTCCTGCTGATGTAAATCTATATTGTTGTGTAAGAACACCATTGATTGGTTGTGTAATTGAAGGTTTTCCTATTGTTCCGTTTTGCGGTAGTGCCGCATTTAGTACACGTCTAAATTGTTCAGACCAATTAGCATTACTTGGGTCATTCCAAATAATAGTTTGCTCAGCCAAGTTACTACCGTTACTATCAACTAGTGATTCTGTAGTGCTTACAGTTTCAAATTTAAGTAAACCGTTTGCAGGTTGATTACGTCTAGCATTATATGAAAGCATACGAGCTAAACGAAGTACGGATTCTCTACGTTCTGCTAATTCTAAGAAATTTTCTCTCGCATTAAGATCAACTCTGTAACTAATATTTTGCCCAAGAAAGGCAATCATATCAATTAGTGCAAGATATTCTGATGTATCAACATAGTCATTAAAATCTTCGGGGTAATTAGTTCTTAGATAGGTGATCATTGCCCGTCTAAGTGTATCGAAGTCGTAGCTACGGAACTCCGCGTTACGGTAACTTTGGTATACTTTCTGCCAATCTTCTGCGAGTAGCAGTCTATTCTGTCTGTCGGTTGATGACATCGATTATCCTTCTTTAAATGCTACAGTATTTATTATAAACAATAATACTAGTAGTTAATTCTATCACGCTAACCCAACATCTTTATCAAACTGCATCCTTAGATTTTCACTTATATTGTAATCACGATATGTTATAGTTGCTTCTATCTGCAAGCCACTTTCATATTCTGATACTTGCACACCAGAAGCTCTTGTTCTAGGGTCATAATTTACAATATTTGTAACATTTGTTGTAATAGCATCTTTAAGCTCTGTTGTTAATGGCTCATATAATGCGTCCCAAATAATACAACCAAATTTAGGATCAGATAATTTTTCTCCCTGACGAATGTTAAAATGGTTAAGTAAATTTTGTTTGATTAGTCCAATGTCAAACTGCTGAAAAGTTGTGCTTTCAGGGTTGACTGTACTAAATCCCCTATATGCTTTTTGTTTTACAGGAGGTGCTTTTTCTCTCTTAGGAGTTATTTTAATAGTTTTATATAAATCTGTTGCCATAATAATATTTATTCGTTTGCGAATACCGTACTTTGTGTTGTGCTTTTGACTTCAGCGTCACAACTATAAGTGTCTCCGATTCTTGCCACTTCTTTGTCATTAGCAAAAACATCAGGACTGTGAGTAACTATTTCAGTAGAATATACAGGAGGACAATGTGTATGTGGTTCGTTAAGATCTTCTTTTCTATGTATTCCATGTCCAACTACAAATACATCATCACTACCTGTTTCTGTTAGTATGTCTCCAGGAGAAACACAAATAGCATGTACTGTGTTTACTATGTCTCCTGATCCTTTTGTTCTAGCTATTAATGGCATTATTGTACCTGCGATGTTCCTGCACCTTTATCTATAGGTGTAGTTGTTGTTAAACTTGCTCTAGGTAAAAGTTCTCCTGCTATAATTCTTTGATAAAAACCTTTTCCTAAACCAATTCTATCATTTGTGTTTGCTTGGCCGCCAGCATAGCCTACTGCCTTTGCAAACTCACTTCCTAATGAATTAAAATTAGCACTTGACCATGTTACACTTTTACTTTTTAAATATGCTACAGCTATCTTTGTTGCAACTTCAGGATCGTTTGCCATATCAGCATTATTGTAAATATCTACGCCGGCAAGTTTTCCGTATTTTTTATAATTGAATGTTCCTGTGATTTGTATTAATCCTCTACCTCTATATCTAAATCCATCACCTGTTTCAGGTCCACCATTGCCCATTCTGTTTCCATATACACTATTTGCAATAGCTGGAGGTCCTCCTGCAACTAATGCTTCGGCTTTGCGTCTACCTGCTGTACCGCCAAATCTATTTGGCCACACACGCTGTAGTGTTGAAACCCTATAGTTCATGTTTTCCGATCTTGGTTCAAAGTTACATTCTTTTTGCACTTGAGCAAGTGCCATTGCAAGTGCTTGTGCATTTCCAGGTGTTGCACCTGCTGGTAGGTCTGCAGGATTAGCAGAGTTTAAACATGTTGCAGGATCTAATCCTAGACCTTTTATTAATTCTCCTAACATATATTCTTGCATATCGTTTACTGGCACAGGATCAGCTGGTTGTTTGCCTGACACTGTATCTGTATTTTTAGTTGAAACTTTATCTATATCAAATTCTTCTTTGACACGTTCTCCATCTGCGTTTGTTATATAAGGATCCTGTGCATTATAGATACCAGATGTTTCTGTGTATTCTGGTATATCACTGTCTTTATCTATCTGAGGTGATGATGTTCTAACCTCCGGAGATGGTGCTTCAATACTTGCTGTTGCACTAGGAGTGTGTCCCCCAGGATTAATATTTTCATGACCGTCCCAAGGTTCATGTTTAGGAATACGTCTTGGTCTTAACGCAACTTGAGCAATGCTTGCTCTATCTGCTAATGCAGTCACAGGCACATTCAAATCTGATCCTGTTGAATCTTTAGTTTTATCTTCTATATCATCAGTAACAGGTGCAGTCCAGGTATCACTTATACTGTCAGCACCTAAAGCAATTTGACTTGCACTATTCATATGTATTTGTGCCGCAGTTTCTTTATGATTTCCTGTGCTTAATATTTGTGTGTTTGCTCCACTTGTAAGTTTGTTATCTCCTGTAGTGCTTAGATTGTATGCACCAACTACAGTTTGTCTGTAGTTACCTGCAACCTTACTGCCGTATTCTCCGTTGATAGCTAACTTGCCATCGCCGCCAACCTGTAGACTATAATTTTTACTAATAGTTGTTGTATGAGATCCTTTAACTTGAATGTCTTGATCTCCTCCAACTGCAACTAAATGATTATCGCCAGTCCATTCATTTTTGTCTTTACCTACAAAGGTAGTTTCATTTTTATTTGTTTTTACATCTCTATCATTGTTGACCATTAATTTGTAATCTCTACCAGCTGTAATATTAATATCTTTTCCTGACTCAATATTAATATCTCTATCTGCTTTTAGATTGAAATCTGTTTCTGTTCTTAGGTTAATACTATCTGTTGCATAAACATCTATCTTTCCATTAGATGTTAATTCAATCCACGCTGTACCATTTGCATTTCCGATATAAATTAAATCTTCTGTATTATGTAAAAGTATCTGATGTCCAGTTCTGCTACGTAATCTAATATGCTCATTGAATGGTAATGTAGGATCTCCTTTGCTAACATTCTTAGGTGTGTTTTGTATATCATAGTATGTTGCAGGATTTTCTTTTGCAATACCCATTCTTAAAATAGTAGGATCGCCGTCATCCATTGTAAATGCAGATCCACCTAATCTACTTCTAAAGATATCAACTTCTCTACCTGACTCTCCATATTTTCCTTTTGGACGTCCGGGGCGTTTATCGACTGGTCCTGGAGTGTTCCAACCATATACTGTATTAGGAATATCTCTTCTTGAACTTGTTGTTGTAAGTCCTCTAACTATATCTTCCATTAATCCTTGCTTGCCTAAAATATTTGCCATCATAGGATTCAAAGGACGTTGAAATTTATCTGGATCTACACCTCTTCTATTTTCACCGTCTACTGCTTTGTTGAATTCGCCTACAGGTAAACTTTTACCTTTGTAGTCTGCCAATATATCTTTTTGTACAATGTTTGATGCTTTGTCTGCAGGATATCCTCCAGGCACCATGTAATTCATATATTCATCTTGTATACATCCTATCCAAAAACATTGGTTTGGTGAACCTTCTACAAATATAACTAATACTTTTGTTCCTGGATCAGGTGGAACTGCCCAAAAACCATAACTCTGTTGTGTATTGTAATAATCATTATTTTTAGTATTACTTTCAACATTTGTTACTCCATAAAATGGCATAAGATATCTAGCTGTAAATAATTGGCCAGCATCTTTTTCACCGCCAGGTAATGTGTTTGTGAGTAATTGTACACGCAAAGTTCCTTGACGTTTTGCATCCAAATGATTTATAACTTTTGCAATGAAAGGTCCAGTAGAAGTCTTTGCAAGTCCTGCACCTGCTGAACGTTTATTAATTTGATTGGATTCTAACTGTTCTGGCATTAAGTGGCGCCTCCTTGACTATAATTGCCCATAGCTTGATTTTTCTTTTGTTCTTCTGTTGTTGCTATAACTGTTTGACCTGATCTAGATCTGTCTCCAGGATTACTAGGAAGTATATCTGCATCCACTTGAGCATTTTTAGCTACTTTAGGTTGTGCTGGTTTTGGCTTAGAGGCATCTTTTGCTAATTTGGTAGCTTCATCAAATGAGTATCCTGCAGATACAATTTCTGTATTAGATAATTTACCATCAGCATTTTTATCTGCCACTGCAAAATCATATTGTGGAGATTTAAGACCAAATTCTTTTTCAGCATCTTTAACTGCTTTATCATATTTCTTTTTAATATCAGCTATTTTAGATTGATTCTGTTCGTCTAAATCTTTTAATTCAAAGTTATTCATTTTTACTAATTCAAGTTCCTGTGTGAAAAGATTTCCTGAAAAATTATTATTGACTCCGATAACTTGATACAGCCCACTAAAATTAGACACTCCTACTTGAGGCCCGTCCATTTTGTAACGACCCGACGGCTCATCAATATCAATTGGAGTTAAAAAGTTTAATAGTATGTGTACTTGTCCGCTTTGATGATTAATTGTTCCGTCTGCATTTATATTTGTAAAACTTGTAGTTTGAGCGTTATAATTTCCCATTCCACTATCTGCAATATAATAGGGATCACCTAAAATCTTAATAGTCATTGTAATCAAATCAACATCACTATTAGCTAAAGACTCGTTAAACTGTCTTGCTATTTTTAGTTCAGCAGTTTCAGTCAATCCGCCTGCAAGTTCGTTTGAGGCGTTTGATGTATTATCTTTCTGTACATTTGTGACATTTGCTCCAGCAGGTCCGTCTATGCCTTGTAGTTCTACTTCTGTTGTT